GGCGCCGGGCAGAGGGCCGGGCGAGGGCCGGGCGAGGGCCGGGCGAGGGCCGCCGAGGGCCGGCGCCGGGCGAGGGCCGGGCGAGGGCCGCCGAGGGCCGGCGCCGGGCGAGGGCCGGGCGAGGGCCGGGCGAGGGCCGGCGCCGGGCAGAGGGCCGGGCGAGGGCCGGGCGAGGGCCGCCTAGGACAGGGCCGAAACTCAAGCGGCGCTTGGCGTTGAGCCACGCAGGCGAAAAAAGTTGTCTCGGAGGCAATTTTTCCACTTGACTTATCTCCGGTCCTAGGCTATCCTGGAACCATCGATAGAGGGCGACGCCCTCGGAACAGGAAGGGAGAACACACCATGGCTCGCTACACGAAGACTGTGGACATTTGGACGCTGGACGAGGATCAGCGGCGCCGTCTGCCCATCGGTCAGTGGGTGACGGCCGGTCCGGACGGTCCGAAGGGCCGATGGATGGGCCAAGGTCGTGGCTCTTCGGTCGTGGCGTGGCTCGGCAATAGTCAGAAGGGCCGCTGGCTCCAGTACATGCGGACCCTCCGGCAGTACGCAATCAGCGTCGCCGCCTAAGTCGTGACCCTGAGGACGCCGCATGGGCAACCGTGCGGCCACCTGAGGGCCACAAACAGGGCCTCGGAGCAGGAAGGGAGAACACAGATGACCAGGATCCTCGCCAACTATCCTGCGCTCACGATCATCGAAGACAAGGATCGGGAGTTCACCGACGGCGACGACATCGCCGTCCCATACAAGTCAGCCAACCACGGCACCCTCTACAACTTCTACAGGCTGGGCTCTGTCGAAGACTTCGCCCGCAGAAACAACGAGGATGTAGATGTCGTGCTCGCCCGCGCGAAGCAGCGCGGCCGTGACCCTTACTACGCGTATGGCCTCGCCGTCTCGATCACGGCGTGGAAGAAGGAAAAGAAGGTCGTACCGGCATTCTCGCACGGCGACGTGATCAGGGCATTCGGCAAGAAGTTCAGGATCGTACCGGCGCCGAACCAGAACATCCGGCTCCAGGAAGTTGAGTGAGCCTGAAGACGCTCTACATTGAGGGCGCCGGTCGCCCTCAAGCTAGAGCGCCCGCCGGGCGCCAGAGGAAGGGAGACACGACCATGGCCAAGTATCAGGTTGAGTACACGGACACGTTCGCCGGGGAAGCCAACTACTCATGGGTGAGGCGAGCCACCATCGCCATGCCTGAGCTCACGCACTACGGCTGGGATGGTTCGACAGGATACCTCAAGGCCAACCGCACGTATCAGCGCGAGCTCATGCGCCGGGCGAAGGCTGCCGTAGGCCTGACTGGTGTGCGGGGCCGGACATACGACCACGGGGCCATGTATGAGTTTCGTCCCTATCAGTCCGCCACCATCATGTTCGTGACGTGGATCGATGACTGACAGCCAGGATTGACGCTCTACACTGAGGGCACGGGTTGCCCTCAGACTAGAGCGCCCGCCGGGCGCCGAAGGAAGGGAGACACGACCATGCGCCTCACCACTGCCCTGGGCGAGCTCATCGCACTCGCCACCTTCATCGCCGCTCTCGTGGGCTGGCTGTCCATCCTCGCATGACCGGAGACACGATCCTGAACTCATGCTCACGCATGGCACGAGGCCTGAAGCCGTGAGTGACCCTGAGGACGCCGCGCGGAGGCACCCGCGCGGCCACCTGAGGGCCGCACAGGCGAAAAAAGTTGTCGTCGGGACAAATTTTTCGCTTGACTTTTCTCCGGTCCTAGGTTATCCTGAGACTATCGAAAGAGGGCGACACCCTCGGAGCAGGAAGGGAGAAGTAGGATGGCTACTGTTTCTACAGCCAAAGCCGCAGAGCGATATTTCGAGATGTACGTGATCATCCAGACCCAATACTTCTACGGCCTGAAGAATTGCCGGATGCTTCTTGAGGACGACATTTCCGGCCGGACGGCTCGCTTCGCTTCAGCGAGGGAAGCGCGGGCATACATCCGGGAGCTGGAGCGCAACGTCTACTACTACGCGGCCGGCGAGTATCAGCGCCCCACCTATCGCGTCTGCCGCATCGACCGCCTGCCGCAGTACCTTGCTCAGACAGTACACTAAGCGCCGCTCTGAGCACCGAGGAAGGGAGAACACACCATGGCCACCATCCGGTTTAAAGCCAAGCCGTTCGCCGTCTATAACGTCGATGACACGGTGGCGTATGTTGCTATTCCAGTCCCCAAGCTGGAGCGCAGGCATTGTGACATGGCCGCCTTTCGGAATCACCCGAAGTATGGGCCGTATGCCAACAGCGACCTGTTCGGCGGCATACTCAACCACATCCGCAAGGATCGCCTTGGCGAGACCATCCGACTGGACCGTGTGCCTGAGGGCGTCTCGGTGGACACGTCAGGGTTTCTGGCTGTTGTTACGCTGGACGTATGAGCCGCGCGTGACAGCTGAGGACGCCGCATGGGGCAACCGTGCGGCCACCTGAGGGCCGCCACAGGCGAAAAAAGTTGTCCCAGAGACAAATTTTCCACTTGACTTATCTCCGGTCCTCAGATATCCTAAGACTATCGAAAGAGGGAGACGCCCTCGGAACAGGAAGGGAGAAGTAGGATGGCTAAGTATCTCAACACCCGCGACGTGAACGCCCTCTTCGCAGCGTGCGTGCTGGGCGCTGGCCCTGAGCTGGTCAACGAGGCGCCCATGGTCCGCAAGCAGGGCAACGGCTGCTTCACCGGGTTCGTCCGCCGCACCTACTCCGACGGTTCGGTCACCGACGTTGTGTTCATCGAGAATGCCGCGACGGTTGAAGCGGTCAGGGAAGCATATGAGGCGGCGCACTAAGCGCCGCCAGGCCAGAAAGCTCTATCGCAACACACGGAGATACAGACATGACTGAGGATCAGATTGAACGGCGCGTTGAAATGATCATGGATGCCCTTGACGCGCGGCTTATGTCCGGCAGCCTGTCGCAATCTGACTATGATCAGGAAGTGAAGCGGCTTAGAGCCTGGGCGGAAGAGCAATATCAGAAGTCGCCGCCAGCGCCGTTCGGCGACGAACCGAAGGGAGCGGCGCACTAAGCGCCGCTCCCACCAACAACGGAGACCCAGCCATGCCCAGCAAAGTCTACCAGAGCGATGTCTACGCCACCGATGGGTGCTGCGGAGCATACACCGAAGTCACGCGCCGCGACGGCCGCATCGCGGCACGCACCGTGAAGCTCTACACGCACGGACCGATGGAGCGCAGCCCATGGGAGCCGGCGACGGCGGAGGATATCGAGCGCGCCCGCGCCCCGATGGCGTGGCTGGACGAAGTCAGCCGCACTGCGAGGGAGGACTAACCAATGCTCAACGGGAGAGGTGGGCTGCGCCTGCAGCTTCATCCTGGCTTCCGGGCCGGAGATAGTGCCCTGGCCCAAGCAGCCAGATCAGCCGCAACAACCAAACAACGGGGAGGATGGTGGTGGGAATGGTTGGTTGTCCAATCAGCGCTCGTCTTCCTCGCCGGTTGGCTGGTTGGCTGCTGGCTCTGGTAGCTGGTTGACTGTGTCGGGAGGAATGGTTGGTTGTTGTGACAGCTGGGCGTCAGCCCCATGCTGCGCCATCCATTCCTCCATCGACATCGACGCCGGCACAACGAGGACACCACCTCGGACTGTGGCATCCACACTGACGTTGTCCCTGAACTTCTCAGGGATGTGGGCCCTCAGCATCAGCTCCATCAGCCGGTCACTCCGGCGCCGGATGGATCCGACGATACGTCCCTGGTAGAACACCGGCTCATCCCACCCCTCCACGGCCCGCTCGTAGGCGGCCGAGTGGAGCCGGTGACGGAACCCCTCCATAGCCTCCACGCACGCCGCGTCGAAGTCTGGGAACATCTCCCTGTGTTCCTTGACCGTCCGCCAGGAGGTGCCCGCCGCAAGCTCAGCGCCGCGAGCGTAACCCATCTCCTCCAGCGCTGAGCAGTAAATGGCCTTCTGATGAGCCGTGAGGAAGTTGGACGCCCCACGCGCCTTCATCTCCTCGTCCTGCGGCTTGAAGCGCTCAACCGAGAAGTGCGGCTTGATCACCGGCCCCTCGGCCGACGATGCCAGCTCAGCGTTCTGCTCACGTGCC